CCCCAGCGGCCCGACTCGCTGAGGCTTTGAACCCACTTGGCAGTGAAACCTGAGACCCATTAACTCAGGCAACGTGCTGAGCGTAGCAGGTCAGCTCCTGCGGCGTTTGGGCTTCCGGCGCTTGGCCATTGTTCAATGTTTTGTTAATACAGTCTAATGCCGGTGCCACGGCCGGCCCTGCGGTGCAGTGGGTTCAGCTCACGCCATACGAGATACCCTGCCGCGTCATTCATGTGATCGTGCCCCGATTCCTTGTCAGGCTCCATGCGTTCGTTGTATGCCTGCAGCTCTAGGCATTCGATCAGCCGTTTGCATCGTGGGTTGATCTGGATCCTGATTTCGTTTTTCCCGTTCTCCAAAGCACCTTGAAAAGCAGAAACCCGATCAGCGACCCTGGGGTTTGCTTTAGGCGATTGGTTGCTAATGCCATAACTGGCCAATATCTCCAGATCGGTTTTGGTCGCATTAGTCGAGCGGTTGCCACCTGATGCGTCTGGGTAACCGTAAAGCGTCCGGCCTGGATAGCGAGTGCAGATCTCCTGTGCCAAGGCATCAGTGTCATGGGCACCGCTGATCTCATCGATGAAATGCAGGGCATTGCCAGACCGGATCGCGACCACTGCATTCATATTGTTCACATTGAAGTCGATCCCTATCCTCAGCGGCTCTTCACCTAACGGATCATCATCAACATCGGCAACATGCTTGGCACGGTCAAACCTGTCGTAGACCGTTCCCGTCGCAAGGTTTTGATAAATGCCTTCGAGGTATGCGCGGCATTGCTCATGGGTGTAACGGCTCAGCAGGTCATCGACAAAGCCCGGCCTGAGATTATGAGCATTGTCTGCGGTCTTCATCCGTAGCAGCGCTCGGCGCTTGCCCTCCCGTGCTGCATCAGTGCCAAACGTCTGGTAATGGAACCCAAACCCTTCTGGCGTTGAGTAGCAGTGCAGCTGGTTGAAGTTTCCGACCCTGATACGGCCCAGAATCTTGTCATAGGCACGCTGAGCGATCGAGGCTTTCGCAGTATCAACCTCATCGATGATTGCGAAGGCCCAGTCATCACCCACGATGCGTTGATAATTTTCAAACGACAGGCCAAGGATTGTTGAATCACCGCCAGGGAAATGCAAAGTATGGCTTACATACGGCGCCACTCGTGGGGTGTATGGAATGCCAAAACTATCCAAGAAATCCTCAAATTTTGGCGCCCAGATGCGGCGGACCATATCGCTGGTTGGTTCCATGACGCAACCAACAAAGCCCTGATTCAAAGCGGCCATCTTCACGGCAACCGCATGAGCGCAGTAGGTCTTGCCGCTGCCATAGCCAGCGCTGATGCCGATTTCAGGGATGCTGTTTGGTGATCCGCCTTGTGATGTAGCGATAGCACCAAGCCGCTCTACCTCGAAGGCGCTGAGCTGGCCAGGGTTGAGCGTTGCGGCGATGCGTTCTAGGAGGTCATCAACATCAGCCAAGGCTGAACGGCTGCCAACGGCCTCAGCTTGCAGTTCTGCGAGCCTGGCCAGTATTGGGTTATTCCTCTTCACTTGGCACTAATTCGTGGCCGGTCTTGGCCTGGATGCGAAGTAATACGGTGCGCTCTTGTTCTGGCGTGAGGCTTGCCTCAGCGATGGCTGATACAGCGGCTTCAATGCCTTCATTTCTTGCGCGCGTGACGGCTGCGTTGTCGCTGTAATGCTTGCGATATGACGGGCTATGAGTAAGCATCCATTGCGCTGATTTACTATCACCATCTTGAGCACAACTGGTGATGATATTTATGAATTTATGAGCACCAGCTGCACGACCTTCATTAAGTGCATCTAAAAGAGCTATTTCTTCTTCAGTAGGACTAGGGCCTTTTGCGTTTCCAATCCACTGTTTTAACGCTGCATAACTAACACCAACTGCTGCGGCGATATGTTCTAAGGCTGCGCCATATTCTGCGAGATGGCGAACGGCTTCGATCACTTTTGAGTTTAGCTTGTAATGTCGCCTTCTTAAGTTTGCCATTTTAAATAACTATTGCGAAATATTATAGCGCAGGCTCAATGGTAGCCCAAGCCTTGCCTATGCGAATTTGACGAATAGCATCGACAGAGACATCGTATTGAAGTGCAAGTTCATACGAAGTGTAGATATTATTTCGCAAAAACTTTTTGATGTCAGCGACTTCAAAGGGCTGAAGCTTTGCGCTTTTTGGCGCACCGTAGAGACGCTTTCTGTTGATGGGAATTTCAGGTGTGATCACCTGCTCAGTCCTGAACGAATGGTTGCAGGATGGGCATCGACGGTAACGAATGCGGATGTCAACTTTGCGCCTGGTGCATGTGGTGCGAATGACGGGCTTGCCGCAGTTTGGGCAATCGATTGGCATTTGTGTTTTAGGGGTGTAAATGGCCGGGGGATGGATCAGCCCCAGCAGCTGCCCTTTATTTCCGCGTCACGCGGTTTTGTATTTGCAGGCTCCCCGGCCTGTTGTGGTTATTCCTGTGTGGTGGTGACGGGGGCTTCCTTGATGAGCTTCAGTAGCAGATCACGCTGGCGACGGCGAGCGTCAAAAGAGCTAGCAGCAGCCAAGTAATCCCAGTCACTGGCTGTCAATTCAGCATCACTAGCAGCAGCTTTGGCTGCCCAGTCAGCAGCTCTGGCTGCCAATTCAGCAGCCAAGTAATCACAGTCACTGGCTGCCAATTCAGCAGCGTTGGCAGCATCGGCTACAGCACAAGCAGTCCTGGCTGCCCTGGCTGCCAATTCAGCAGCGTTGGCAGCAGCACTGGCAGCCCAGTCGGCAGCCCTAACAGAAGCTTTGGCATCTTCTTTGGGCCACTCTTTACCCTGTGCAAGCAGGTCAATCCCTGTGACGACGGTATTGATAATTGCCTGAACTTCTGGCTCGACTGGTGACAGTAAACGCAGCTCCGCAGCAAGGAATTGCCACACGACGCGGCTGAGATCTTTCCCGTCAGACTCAACGGCAGCAGGAAACGCTGCAAAGAACGCAGGTGCTTCGTCTGGAGGCAACCCTTCAAAAATTGCTTCAGCGATGCGGCTCACTGCTAAAGGAATGCCGTACTCACTTTCGATGAACTCAGGGGAATCCTTTTTTCTAGCCAAACAACCAATGAAGCAAGTCTTGTAGTTTCCCTGCTTAACCCGATCGGCTGCAACGTGAGCAGAGACTTTAGTCTGTAGTTGTTGAAAGTTTTTGGTAAGCATTAGTTGTTCTCCTGCGCGGTGGTGACGGGGGCTTCCTTAAAGACGGCCTGGCTGATGAATGCTCTTACGGCTTGGTCGTCCATTTTGTGGCCAATCCGAACGCCGGAACTTGTGATCAGCTCATATTTGCCAGGGAAGAACTGATTAATGCGTGCGCCAGCGCTGCGGGCGTCTAGGTGCTGATTTGCGGAGCAGACCAAATCCCAAGTCGTGGCGGTTTTGGTTGCGGTCATGAATCTAAAGCGAAGGGTGCCATCTCTGGCGTGATCACAGTGTAGACCATCTAGGGCATTTTGTCACCAGTCAACCTGAGGCTCAGCAAGGCTGAACGGTGATGCACAGGATCGAATGCGATCCAAGGGAAGAGGTTTCCTGATGTCAGGGTCACCGCCATCAAGGCGAACAAACAGCTGGTTGCCTGGAGCAGGACCGCAAGTGATGTGACCATTGGCCCATTCACCACCCTTGACGAGTTGGACTTCAACAGGGTGATTAAAGGGGGTCAGAGGTTCTTTGCAAACAACCTCCACAAAAGGGGCAGCCCCAGAATCCTGCAAAGAACGCAAAGAATGCAAAAAACCCCTTTTTTCGTATGTGAGGGGATTTTCTCCACAGGTTGTTTGCGTTGTTTGCGTTGTTTGCATGTTTTCGGGGGTACCCCCCTCTTGCTCAGAACCTGCAATAAACCAAAGCGGAGAGGGTCTTCCCCCCGTCAATCCAGGGATGGTTTGACCGTGCTGCATGATCAATCCGCCCCGTGCCAATTCCTTTAGAGCGCGGCTTGCCTTGTATGCGTACTGACGACCTTTGAACAGCTCATCAGCAACCTCCTTCTGAGAAACAGGAGCACCGACCTCTGAGCGCTCTTCGATGTAAGCGAAGACTTTGGCCGTGTCTGGCCCAAGGCTGTCGATCTTCTGCTCACGAGCCTCTTGACGGATTACATCGTCACCCTTGCCGTGTGAAACCCAGCTGGTTGTTCCATCAGGGTGATCCACTAGCTCACAGATCAGAGAGCCTCCTTTGCCGCGACCTGAAGCCGATACAGCGATCCTCCTGTCTGTTGGGATCTGCCCTTCCTCGACCTTTTGCAGCCAAGTCATCAGGAAGCCGTTTGACACCGCACCAGCGAGAGAGGTGCTTCCCCTTAACGCTGTCACCCAGCTGCCACCCATTACGCCTTTGTTGCTGTGGTGAATGACGACAAGCGTCGTCCCCGTGCCTACTAGAGCAGTGGTCAAAGCATCGACAGGGTTAGCCAGCTGAGGGCTTGCTTCTTCGATGCCCATCGTTGTGCAACAAGCAAACAGGGAGTCGACGATCAGAAGCGTTCCAGGAATGCGTAGGCACTCAGCCTTGATTGCAGCAATGCCACGAGAGTCGAGCTGGATACCTGAACCCTTTGACCAAAGGGATACGTTATCGACTAGGTGGTATTCAGACTCACCTTCGGCGTTAATCGTCTCAGTAGCCAGCCCCTCGCGGTGCAGGATGTGGTTCCAGTCGGTCTCGTCCTGGTCAGGTCCAGCGATCAGCAGGTGTGGGATCTTCTCGTGAAGAGGAAGCCCTAGGCAATCCGTCTCGCCTCTTAGAGCGGCTGCTGCAACAGCGAGGAGCATCGCTGACTTACCCACCTTGGGCAGAGCGACGCAGAGGTTCGACTGTCCGTACTTGAGGATGCCTTCCCAAAGCCAAGGACGCTTCTGCACGTCAAGGCGATCACCGCCACGTTTTGGAGGA